ATCATCCCAGCTTTAAAGGAAGAGGTATTAAGCATTGGCATAGAACAGGAAACAGGCTTCTAACAGGAGAGAAAAGGATGGTGCTCCCTGTCAAGAAGGAATTATAACCTCATTTGTGGGTTGAGATATACACACATAAAATGATTAGTGAACCAAGCAGGGTTATTTATAACCATATATACACTTGTTTTTAATCTGTAGCGTGTGTATGCTCCAAAGGATTTGTGTCTGTTTGTATATGAGTATGTATAGTTGTCGAAAACCATGGTGACATTTTTAGAACTGCGATATCTCTTAATACTGCTCAGGGATAGACAGACTTGAACTTTTCCATTAGACTTCTTTTTTCTTTCCAATGTTGTATTTAGTTTCTAACGTCCAGTCGGCCTTCTCAGAATACGATAAGACCTTAATCTGACTTAGAGGGGCAACCTCACCAATTTCCCCAATGACGGTGACAAGCCCCCAATCTTTTAACAGATTAGTAATCGTGTTCCTGCGAGAAATATCATTGACTGACAGGTTTGTATTCTTACCATCAAGAGCAAACAACTCCTTGAAGTGAACAATGAAATACCTACCCTGCTTATGCAGAATATGACATGATTGATATAGTTTCTTTTCTTTACGGGATGCAACGCCAATACGAGATAAAGTCTCTCTTACCTTCAAAAAATCATCAGGTTCTTTCAACCCTATTTCTAACATCTGTTCCTGTGTCCAATTGATCTCTTCCATTTTTCCCACCTTTATATAATCTTCTTTTTATGGCAGAAATTTGTTCCTCAGACAATATATCAAGAGCGGATTTAGCCTTTGCATTATTATACCCATAAAACTCTTTAACATACTCTAGATTCTCTAATTTCTTCGCCTTCAACCACGGTGTAAATCTCTTCCTTGGCCTGAGACTATTTATCAAAAAATCAAACTGGAGTTTCTTATCGACATGTGGTAGTTGGTTAATCTCATTCACCAACATAATGGTATCAGGGAATGGAGCTACACATTTGTTGACAATGAAGGGGGGGTATTTCTTTTCCCACTCTTCATCATCACCATCCATGAGAGGTTCTTTGGTCTGATTAACTGCTTTGAGATAGTCCTTTAATTCAAATATTATAAACCTCTCTTCCTAATATCATTTTTTTACGCCAATTTTTCAGGCGGCGCGGACGATGAGCCTCATCATCTATATTTGCTTCAGTCAATACTAATAGATCAATCCTTAATTGTTCATCCTCTATATTATTAATATTATCATTTCTAGGATGTGGTATTGTACAAAATATAAAACATATTTCCTCTGCATGTTCTCCGATAAGATCACGAACTTTATCTCTGCTTACAGTCATCTGTTCTTTAAGATATGCAGTTCCATATACAGCATGAAACAAACCGGCATCCTGTAAATACTCTGGTGCGCCCCACTCTTTTAATATCCTACGAACTCCCATAAGATGTTCTATTAAAGTTCGGCCGGTATGGGTTTTTTCAGAACACCCAATAGACTCTAGGAAATCAAGTTTTATAGAAGTCGAGTCTCTCAAATACTTGCTCCAGATATATAAAGTTTAAATACAACAACAGCCCTTAACTCATAACAGAATTTAGATACAGGCATTGCTTGATGTTTATTTTTAGCAGGGAAAATCAATAGTCTATTACCAACATAGTTACAAAACCTATCAATGTTTTTACCCTCATCATCCCAGATTGCAGTACCACCAAGCCACTCTGGTTTCCAATCTAATCGGGGATAATACATCATAGTAAAATCGCCATCATCGGTATGCATATGTGGTTCTACACCATTGGTGTGGGCATTCATATACACACGCTTCCATTCAACGATGTTATAATCTTCTTTTAGCTTTAATTTATATGCTGCAGCTTCCCAAATATGAAGTAGATATTCATATCCATTATTAATAACCGCTTCTTCATTGTGACCACCAAGAACATGCCAGTGTGGCTGTATTCCCTTCTTATGGGATTTATAATCATATTTCCAATGCACTTCACGAATTTGGGACTCTATATATTCAGCAACATGCGGTTCTAGTAAGTTGTCAAAAACTTCACAACATTTACTGTCGTGATAAATTCCGACATGGCCCTGTGATGCATCATCTGTCATTTGAATTTTACTCTTCCCATAATCTCAGTAAGACAAGCCATCATGTTGATTTCCAGATCGGCAACAAACGCTGCTTTATACTGGTATTCACCCAAAGCCACAACAACATGAGGAATGCTACTAGGGTCAACAAACTCATATAGATTATCATAAATACTGCGAAACAACTTATCAGAATCGTTGTCAAGATTATCAACAACCCATTTACGAACATTGGTAAACTCCTTTTTCTTCATCATGGCCATCAGGTCTTTGATGTTCTTGTCACCAAGGTTTACCAAAATACCAGCATCAATTTCACCAGACACAGAATATCGTTGCAGTTCATTCAGAACTTTTCGCCAGTCTGGAAAATGATTATTTATGAGTTCTGCAACGACCTTCTCATTAAACTTGATTTCATTCTCATTGAGAATTTCCATCACTCTCTTGAAGAATTGTTGAGCAAGCTTGGCCTTCTCTGCATTTGGAATTACAAAGTCAATTACACTGCAACGGGATTGTAGTGCAGGGATAATACGATTCTTGTAGTTACATGTTAGAATGAATCCACAGTTCTTGTGGAATTCTTCAATGAACCCACGAAGGGCTGGTTGCGTTGACTGTGGATTTAGATAATCTGCCTCATCAAGAATGAGATATTTCTTACCGCCCTCAAGCGACACAGTGGACGCAAAGTTTTTTATCTTGGTTCTGAGAACGTCAATACCTGACTCTTCAGAACCGTTAATAAACATATAGGTTGACCCAATCTGCTCCAACATGGCGCGGGCGGCAGTAGTCTTACCAACGCCGGGACCGCCTGAGAGAATCAGATTGGGTAGTGTTTCCTTGTCAACAAAAGATTGCAAGGAAGATTTTAGAGTCTTAGGAAGTACGCAGGACTCTATATCTCTTGGCCGATATTGCTCGGCCCATAAAAATTGTTCCATAATATAAATTCCTCAAATTAGTCATTGTTAACTGATGCGGGTTCCGATACAGTATAAACTGACTCAGGTTCCAATGCAATCCAATACTGTACACCGAGCTTGGTGCTAGTAAAATGACTAATTTTTTTAGAGGACACTTCAACGTCATACGAGCCTGGCATCAACTTTAGATTCTCAACCTTGAACCAGAATTTATATTCTGCATCAACTTTGCCAACATCCAGAGATGTCTCAAATGCGTTTGCTGTGGTGTTCTTCTTATCAGTGACCATCAACTTACCACCAGAAAGTGCCATGTCAGGAACACCGATAATGGCAGCTGCCTTGGTGATTCTGTCAAGAGTCTCACTAGATAGATTAAAAGTCAACTCAGTTGAGGGCATCGAAATCTCTTTAGATGGAGTCGTTACCACGGATGGATCAGAGAACCAATACTTGAGAGATTCCGATGTTCCCTCTTCTGTAATATTAACAAATTCATTATTAAAATCTAGATCGGGTTTACCGAATAGAGAGAGTGCCGATAGAAACTCATTCAAATCATAGATAGCAAAGTCACTGGGAAATTTCTCAGTAACATTTGCCTTGGCCACGATGTTCTTCATCGCAGACATAGTTGAAAGACTAGACCCCGCCTTCACCATAAGATTAGCGTTAATCGTAGAGAAGTTTTTCAGTACGGAGATAGTTTCAGTAGTTAGTTTCATTTTTCACCTTCAAGTTCATTAATGTATAAAGCAATAATACCATAGTGAATCACTTTAAGCAAGTCACTTCTGTCTTTACCGTTCTTTTTTCCGTATCGTTGTGCGTATTTCATGATGTTGCCGATACAAAAACCTTCACCATGGCCACCGTCAATGATGAACTCTGTAGCCTGAAACCTGTTCTTGCTATAGTGTTCATCATAGGTGGAATCGATATACTCTGCGAGTTCAGCAAGTGCATTACCCTCATTGTATTTGTAGTTAACCTTTGACAGATTCTTTCTCCTTCATTTTATTAATAATATTTTCATAATATTTTGTGAGTTCACCATGAGCAGCCTTATAATCCAGAAAACTAAACC